GCACCTTCTGCTGCAGTACCGTCATGTGTGTGACCTGTACTAACATTAAATGCTGCCTCGACAGCGTTGAACTCGTTGTCTAGATCATCAGCATCAATAACATTACCGTTAGAAATGTTGTTGGCTGTATCTGTTCTTACGTAACCTGTACCCATAAGATTTCCTTACTGTCTGTCGTCTGTAGCAAACTCAAATATTGCTGTGTCTAATAAAAAGGCAGCATCCGAACTTCGGTCTTCTATTCGTATTGCTACTGTCTCGCCTGATCCTACTATCTGGTTTTTATAGCTCTGTGTCCTTGGTGCTCCAAAAGTAGCTGTGCCAAACAAAGAAGTATTATCTCCATAAATACCAGTACCGCCACCTGCTTGGGTTATGTTGAAAGAAGCAGGTTGTATATAACTAGCTACACCTTGATTATATTTAATACCTGCTACAATATTAATAGAACCAAAAGGTTTTATGTACATGTCTAGTTTATAGAAAGTCTTACGTACCTGTGGATCATTGATAGGCATATAAGGTGATTCATAAATAGCATCAATGTTTTCACCATCTAAACTAGTACCTGTTTCCATTTTATATACGTAGCCATCGTTGTTTGCGAAAACACGATACTCATCTTCACCTATGAACTGTGAATCAGCTATGTATACTTTAAAGCCTTTTAGTTCAGCCCACTGAAAACCTTGTCCACCTTGGTCAATAAACTTAGTACCTAAAACACCTTTAGCAACACTAGATTGTTCACCTGATACATAAGCAAACAATCTGTATTGAGCCTTACCTCTAATGACTATACTAGCAAAACTTGTAGCATAATCTTGTAGTTTACCTACCGTAGGTCTAATGTTTTTAGATGCAACATCAATACCGAAGTCACCAATACGGTCTGTTGAACTTAGTGTACGTAGACCGTCTGGCCCAAGGAACATAACATCTGCACCGACTTCCTGAATAGTATCTGTGCTTAAGCATCCTAAGTCTTCAGTAACAGCACTCATTACAAAGTCTGCTGCACTTGAACCTGTAAGGCGCATAATCTTATCTACAGCAAAGATGATAAGTTGATCACGGAAAACAATAAGACCTGTTATCTCCGAACCAACACTGATACTACCTGCACCTGCTGCTGGATCAAGATCATCGGCGCTATAAGGTGCTGTAAAGACTAACTCTGTGCCTACACCAAAGAAGAGAGTACTCTTAAACAAACAGACGTGGCTAGCACCCTCTACTGCATCATTAGTTGTTGAAGATGTAAGATAGGTTAACGTATTAGCTGTACGATCAAAGTACGCAGGGAAGTTAACACCATCAACAAAACATATCTTATACGCATTATTAAAGTTGTATCTTGCTTGTCTTACTTTGCTAAAGTTTGTATTAGGTGCAGTAGCCAAAGATGTCCAGCTAGGTGTAGCATCTGTGGCATCCGTTATATAGTAGACACCGCTACGTGCAGCAATAACTTTTTCGTTACCATCTTGCTGTACAATAGCTAGAGCCTGTACTGGACCTGTACCTGATAAAGCAGTATCAACAAACTTATCATAACCCGCTACTTTACGATATCCACCATCAAGAGATGGCTCAAAGTTTTGTAGTTGATATGCTGAACCTACGTTGTTTATACCTTGTTGCAAAGGGCTAACGTTTGTTATTAACCCTCCTGTAAAAGGTACAGGAAATGTTTGCCACTGTGTAGCCATTATTATGAAACTCTTAAGCTAGAGGTGGTACGATTTAAAACTGTTGAACGTACATAGTCATAACGGTTAATGTAAAGACTACGCATATATTTAATACCTGATTCAAACTTACCTTGTGCAATCTGTGATGCTTGTGTGTCAGCACGGAACTGATACGCATAGAACATAGCACCATCTACAATAATGTGCTTGAACTCTAGGGGTACACTTGGTACATCATCATACAACTCAAGCGATACTGGGTTGCGATAATATTCATAAACTAACTCGTAGTCTTGATCAGGTGTAGGAACAATAAGAAACTCTTGACTTGGTGCACGTATTACGTGTCTTGGCAATGATTGCATGTCACTGCTAGAGTTATACTCATAATCAATGTATTTGTCAAGGTATTCTTGGTAATCCATAGATTTTAGTTTAGTTGTACCAACACTTAGAGATGTATCTTTCTTGATACGGAAACTGTTCATATCAATAAGTTTAGCATCTGTAGGATAGTCATAACGAGTCGTACCTGCTGTAAGTACTTCTTCTTCTAAGACGTGGTTCCAAGGCCAGTTAGATTCTTCGTGATTGATGTGTCTTAAAGAAGCATTAACAGCATCTTTAGCTGTACTATAAAAACCTGAAGCGGTAGCAAAATTAGAACTAGAAAGCTCTACTTCGTTAAGTCTACGGTTTACTTCATTAACAAGACCAAGAAAGTTATATGCCATTATTTATTCCTCACACGTAGTCTTACAGTACGCTCAACAACAAGACCATTCGTGTCTGTTATTTGGCAGGTAAACTTATATAGTTTATTATTTGTTCCAGAACCTATGTAAGCAGTCACTACCGTATTTGTACTAGAAGATGAAACTAATTGAATGCCATTTACTAAAGGTCCACTATCTGTAAGTTCTGTCTTTGTCCCGTCAGCAGCATCAACAAACCAAATAAAGCTAGATATAGTTGCATCACCAAGAAAACGTGACCAATCCATGCTATAGTCAAGTGTTTCATCAGGGTCTTTGTTAGGCCATTTTAATGACATAGTTTTTTCCTTTAAGCTGCTTGAGCAAATACAGTTCTATAATTAGACGGTTGCGCTTCTATATAAACAGTTCTACTTGTTGCTTCTGGCACGTAAGCTGTTCTTGCTGCAGATGTTTGTTCTTTAACATATACAATGTTATTTGGCTCTTCGTTTACAGATGCTGTTCTAGTTGTGTTATCTGTAATCTCTTTTATGTAAGCTGTACGTAATCTGCTATAGTTTTCTTTTACTGCTTCGTAGTCAAATTGTACAGTAGTTACAGTCTCATTGCCAATAGTAAATGTAGCAAGTATACTTGTAGGTATTACATCAGCAGGAGCAATAGCTGTTACAGTGTTTACTGCACTTGTAGCCGACACACCATTAAGTGTAGTCTTAGCTTCAGCTTGTATAGTAGGACTACCTACTGCACCTGTACCTTCAACACCATCAGGTATTACATCAGCTTTAGCTTTAATGTTTACTGTATTAACAGAACCTGTAGCAGAAACACCTGTTGGTACAACATCAGCAGGAGCAATAGCTGTTACAGTTCCTATTGTACCTGTAGCTTCTACACTGCCTGAAAGTACAACAGATTCAGCATCTACAGTTAAACTACCTATGCTGCCTGTTGCTGCTGCACCACTTAACGTAGCTGTTACACCAGTACCTTCAATTATTGTTGGAGCACCGATAGTTCCAGTAGCAGATACACTATTGGTTGTAGTTACTGCCTTAGCTATTATTGTTACATTACTTACAGTAGTATTAGCTTGTACACCTGTAAGTGGTACAGTAACAATAGAACGTGCATCAACACCATCACCGTTAACTGTTGTTGTACCCTGTACACCAGTAAGTGTAACAGTTAAGTCAGCCTGTTCATAGCTTTCACCGAAGCTTGCTACGGAAAAAGGATTCTGTGAAAAGGCCATAAGTTACTCCTTATGCAGCAGCTTCTTCTTGACTTAAAGACTGCTTTAACATTGTCATAAATGCATCACGTCCTACAGACAGTTGATCCAAGTTAAATCGTGCAGAGCCAATCTTCTGTTCCAGCGAAGTGATATGATTAATCATAACTTTCTGTTCATCAGTAAGTTGATCTTCTGTGTATTCTTTATCGTCAATAGTAATAACATTAGCCGTTTTTTCTTTAGCCATTGTTTTCTCCTTTGTTTAAGTTAAGTTATGCCGCTGCGTCTACGGATAGTACGCCGTACCATGTTGTTCCGCCATCTCTTGACCAAAAAACGTAAATGTCAGTCTCACCGCTTGCAGGTGCATCTGGTGCAGTACCTCCAGCCCAATCTACTGAGGTAGGCCATGTGACTGTTGAGCCGTTACCTGTTAGCTCTAAGACAAAACCAGTAGCCCATGCATTACTTACACTGTTAAAAGTAAACGTGGTATTGCCTGTCATAGTTAAGCTAAATGCTTGGGCGGTGTCGCAGTTTACCGTGACAGATGTGCCTGATAGTGCATCATAATCTTCGTAGTAAACTGAGTAGTTGTATAAAGGTGCAGTAAATTGTGCATAGGTTTGTGCTACAGCAAGTGTACTATTGCTTCCTGCACTAAAATAAATCAAGTTATTCTGGAAATTGATATAAGTATCAGTATCACCTTCATGTAGTAAACTATCTGCAACATAAATATTATCTACAGCGTTGAGATCGCCGTCTATGTTTGCACCAGTGCTGATGGTGTTTAGTTTGGAACTCCCATCATAATAAAGTCGGGTTGTACCATTAAAAGTATGATTTATAGCCCAGTGATTATTAACATCGTCATACAGCCCCATAGAAGTGCTGTTATTGTGCATAAACACAGCACGACCACCAATGCTATAACCTTCCCAACCATTATGCGCACCACCATCAATCTGGATAGAGCCATACTGACCAGAGACAGGTTGGAAGTAGCCGTTGCCTGTGTCGCCTAGCTGAACGCCTGTGGCTGTAACTGTGATTTCTTGCGATCCACCCGCGCTAATGCTTACTACGTTTGTGCCAAATGCTATCTTTGTATCAGTATCGCCTTCGTGGTACATAGTGCTTGCAAGGTAAATATTGTCTACGGCATTGATATTACCATTAACATTTACACCGCCACTGACAGTATTAAAGACTATAGACCCATCATAATACAAATCCACATAAGGGGCAGCATTAGCTGAAATAAACCCAGCTATAGTGTGATTGACACCAGATGTGTCCTCACCTTGGATATAGGTGTTACCGTTGGCATGATTGTAATTTCTAAGATAATTGTGAGTGCCGTTGTGGAAGATGCGGAAGTCAGCACCTGATCCAAAATACATGTAGTCGTTATCACTTAGCTTGGCATAGTTTGCTCCCCACTCCATAACCTCTCCACCAGCACAAACAATTCGTGCTTGATTGGCTGTATGAAACTGGAAATAAGTGTCGGTGTCACCTGTGCTTATAATTTGGTCATCTACATAAAGATCAGTCACACTAGGCGCACTAAACGTGGGGCTGGATGTAGTAAGTACAGCTTGGTCAATAGAGCCAGCAATGTCTACGCCATCTACTGTGCCTGAAACAGTAATATTTCCAGATGAAACGTCAAGATCGCCATTAGGTACACCAACTGTTCCATCCTCATTTAACTTTAGTATTTGAACTGTTTGAACAGCCGTACCACTTGTTGCAGCTACTAACTCAAAAGTCATATAACCAGCATCAGTTACGGTGCTGTCTGTGTTTACTTCAATACGTGCTGCTTTACCATTTTGCTCAGGTACACCATCTTTGTGGTTAAAAGTTACATTAGCATTACCGTAGCCATCATTATTAGTAAGTGAAATGCCGCCATTGCCTCTACCCGCAGTCAGATAACCACTCGTAGAATACTCTCCCGTGCCAGACGTTTTGCCTGTTAGGTTGTTAAAGGCGTGAGTGTGGCTGTCATTTGCAACAACAATTGCATTGTATGTGCCAC